GGTCAAATTTATAATGTAGGTCTATCGTCAGCAAATGTTTCTAAGCGAGAACTTTGCGAGACAATTAAAAAATATATTCCACGGTTTGAGATTATTGATGCGCCTATTGGTGCAGACAAAGATCAGAGAAATTATATTGTATCGAATGCCAAAATAGAGGCTCTAGGATTTAAACCTAAACATTCTCTCGATGATGGTATACAAGAACTAATCAAAGGTTTTTCTATGATGAGGACTTTCCAGTATGGCAATGTTTGAATACAATCCAACCAATTTGAAACTTGTGTCTGATACTATTGTCAAACACCTAAATTCAGATTTACTACCTAAGAAATGGGTAGAAAGAAACAAAAAGAATCCAATGTTTGGTCATTGCCATACTGCTTCTGCTTGCTTGCAGAAAATCTTTGGTGGAAAAAACATCAAGCTGTATCGTGCCCTAGATGATGAAGGTATCTGGCATTGGTGGGCAGTAGATGCAAAAGGAACTATAATTGATTTGACGGTAGATCAATATCATTCTGAAGGCAGAACGCCACCTTGGAAAAATGGCGAGAAGGCTGCGACACTTGGGTTTGATTATCGTAAGAGGGTGATGAAGTTACTGGATAAGGTAACTAATGAATTATCATCAAACGGAACACCGCCACAATAACTTATGTCAAGGGCTTAAAGAGGCAATTATGAGTGAGAAACAACCAAAACATTACATCAACAACAAAGACTTCTTAAATGCTCTTGTTGAGTATAAGCAGGCGTGTAAATTTGCCAAAGAAAATAAAAAAACTGAACCTCAGATACCAAATTACATTGGTGAATGCTTTCTAAAGATAGCAGAACACCTATCAAGGAAGCCAAACTTCATTTCATATTCTTTCCGAGATGAGATGATTGCAGATGGTATCGAAAACTGCCTGATGTATTTCCGTAACTTCGATGAAACCAAATCTGCCAATCCTTTTGCATACTTCACGCAGATAATTTACTATGCTTTCTTGCGCCGTATTATGAAAGAGAAGAAACAACTCTATGTCAAATACAAGGCTACACAGCAATTTGGTATCCTAGATGAAGCTGAAATGATGGAGGATGAGAACGGTAATATTGTGCAGTTTGAAATGTATGACAATATTTCCGAATTCATTTACAACTTCGAAGAAAACAAGCGCAAGAAGAAAGAAGGCAAGACAAAGGGCATCGAAAAATTTATGGAAGAATTGCCTGATAGTGCTTGACAATACCTCTACGGTCGTATACAATCACACGACTATGGAAAAAACTTTATGAAAATTTGTATTCTTGGTGATACCCACTTCGGTGCCCGAGGTGACTCATTAGACTTTCACAATTACTTCAAACGATTCTATGATGAGGTATTCTTCCCGTACTTGCTCAAGTATAGGGTCAATACCATATTCCAACTAGGCGACTTGTTTGACCGTAGAAAATTCATTAACTTCAATTCGCTATATCAGGCAAAGAAATACTTCTTCGATGTATGCCAACAACATAAAATCGAAGTGTATGCGTTGGTTGGTAACCACGATATTGCCTACAAGAACACCCTTGAGGTTAACTCTCCTAGTTTACTGTTGAGAGACTATGAGAATGTTCATATCATAGAAGATTTTTACACGAACGAATTCCATGGTGTCAGCATGGACTTTATACCTTGGCTGTGTGATGAGAATGAAGCTTCAATTTTGCAGAAGATGAAAGATAGCAAATCACAAATCTGCTTTGGTCATTTTGAGATTGCTGGCTTTGAAATGGATAAGGGGGTTATCTGTGATGTTGGTATAGACAAATCAATACTTAACAAGTATGATATCGTTTTGTCAGGACACTTTCATCATAAATCGACAAAAGATAACATCACTTATGTTGGTACTCCATATGAAATGACATGGGCAGATTACAAAGACAATAAGGGATTTCATATCTTTGATACCACTAACAGAGAACTTGAATTTGTTCCTAATCCATATGATATGTTTGTTAAGATATACTATGATGATACGAATCAAGACTTTGATTGGTGGAAAGGATACGATTTTGAATCTTTGAAAAATACCTATGTCAAAGTTGTTGTTGTCAATAAACAAAATCCATATCTGTTTGACCATGTGATTGATAATGTATACAAGGCATCTGCTGCTGATATTGCAATCGTTGAAGATTTCAATGATGCGTTACTTGATGCTGATGATGACCTAATAGATCAAGCCGAAGATACGATTACCATACTTAACAAGTATATTGATAATCTCCAACTAGATATTGAATCTGATAAACTGAAAACAATTATGCGCGAACTTTATGTTGAAGCCTTGAATACGGAGGTATCGGAGTAATGTATAAGACAATTACAAATAATCCTATCGAAAGACGCCAAGTAACTTATCCTTGGACATACTGGGATAATATCTTTACTGATGATGAACTGAAAAGGATGTGCGATTATTTCGACACTCAAGGTGTAGAGAGAAGCACAACGGTTAATGCCGATGGTAGTCAAACTGTTGATGAAGAAATTAGGGTATCAAACTTAAGATTTTATTCTTATGATTTGAAGAATGAAAATACCTTATGGATTTTTCAGCGCATCAATCAGATGATCGAACTTGCTAATAATACCTACTACAATTTTGATCTGAATGGTTATAGCTACTTTCAATATACAGAATACGATGCTTCTGAAAAAGGTAGATATGATTTCCACACCGACACAATTTTTGGTCAAGGTTTGGCAATTGATATGGTTGAACCTAGAAAGCTGTCTGTTACAGTCTGTATCAATGAACCAGGTACAGAGTATGAGGGTGGAGAATTTCAAATCAATATGGGCAACCAAGATAAGCCTGTGACAGTAGAAACGAAAAAAGGTAGAATGATTATATTTCCTTCCTTTATGATACATAGAGTAGCACCTGTAATTAAAGGTAAAAGAAAATCTCTTGTTGTGTGGGTAACTGGACCAAAATTTAAATAATGATAACTTTTCGTAACATTCGTTGGAAGAATTTGCTTTCAACAGGTAACTACTTTACTGAAATAAAACTAGATGTAAATTCCAACACTCTAGTTGTTGGTGAGAATGGTTCTGGTAAGAGTACGATGCTTGATGCATTGTGCTTTGCTTTGTTTGGCAAACCATTTAGACCTATCAATAAACCACAATTGATTAATTCCATCAATGGTAAAGATTGTGTCGTTGAGGTAGAGTTTGATGCCAACAATAAGAAGTATAAGATCATTCGCGGTATCAAACCTAACCTGTTTGAAATTTATTGTAATGGTACATTGTTGAACCAAGATGCCGCTTCGCGTGACTACCAAGAACACCTTGAGAAGTTTATCATCAAGCTTAACTATAAATCATTTACGCAGATTGTTATTCTTGGTTCAGCATCATTCACACCATTCATGCAGTTGTCTGCTGCTGATCGCCGTGCTATCATCGAAGACCTGTTGGACATCCAAATCTTTTCTACTATGAATGCATTGGTAAAAGAGAGACTATCGACCAACAAAGATTTGATTGCAACAAAGAAACATGAAATTGATATGACTCAACAGAAATATGATTTATTGAAGAAACATATTGATGATGTTAAATTGGATAATGAAGAAAGAGTTAAAGAGTATGAAACGCAAATACAACTTGTTACAGGTGAGATACAAAACCTTCATGCCGAAATATCCAACACAACTGTTCAACTTGAATCCCTTCAAGAACTGGTCAAAGATAAGAATGAAGTTGAATCGAAACTCAAGAAAATTACTAAACTTGAATCGCAGATTGAAGCGAACTTATCCAAATTTAAAAAAGATATCAGTTTCTTTCAACACAATGACAATTGTCCAACCTGCCGGCAAGAAATTGCCTTGGGGTTTAAAGAGACTGAACTTGCAAATACCAATGTAAAAGTTACAGAGTGTGAACATGGACTTCAAAAGATAAACGATAAGATTGTTGATGAGCAGAGTAAATTGGATAGCATCTTAGCTACAGAAAAAACAATCAACAGTCTAACGATTGAACTTGCACAGAAAAATACCTCTATCACCAATCTAGAAAAGAATATAGTTTATCTTGAAAACCAAAAAGCCAAATTGGTAAGCACAAAGAATTCTATGAAGAAGGATGAAACTGACCTTGATAGTGTGGTGCAAGAACTACAATCATTAAAGGTTAGTTTGAAGGAACTTATTGATGAAAAAACATACTATGATGCAGCATACAATCTACTGAAAGATACTGGTATCAAAACCAAGATTGTGAAACAGTATCTGCCTGTTATCAACAAACTTGTCAATAAGTATCTGGCTACACTAAACTTCTTTGTGAATTTTAACCTTGATGAATCATTCAAAGAAACAATCAAGTCTCGGCACCGCGATGAATTTACCTACAGTAATTTTTCTGAAGGTGAGAAGCAGCGCATAGATATGGCTTTGATGTTGACATGGCGTGCAGTTGCTAAGTTGAAGAACTCATCGAATACAAACCTTCTGATATTGGATGAAACATTTGATTCTTCACTAGACTCAAATGGCACCGAAGAACTGATGAAGATTCTACATACACTTGAGGGTTGTAACCTGTTTGTCATATCTCATAAGGGTGATATTCTGCAAGACAAGTTTATGAATGTAATCAAATTTGCAAAAGAGAAAAACTTTTCGAGGATAGTGAAATGAAAGAACTTCATATGTTTGAAGAAGGTAATAGACTAGCGACAGTCTTTGCCAGAGGACCATTATCATATAGAGTATGGTGCCTAGATAGTTTAACTGACCATCAGGAAGAACATTATTTTAATAACGAACAGTTGGCAGAAGATTTTGCCGAAGAATGGGTGATGAAAGCATGAGTGACATTCTAACAATTGATACATCAGCAGGTATAATAAAAGACCAAAAGGTTGAGCCATTGCCATTGTATGATGAGAATCATCCAATGTTGCTTGAGCCTATTCCAGAATACAAGCAAAGATTGCCAAATGGAATGATGAGCAATCTAATTAAACGAATGAAACTTACCATGCAACAGTATGGCGGCATTGGTCTATCGGCAAATCAATGCGGTGTGTTTGAACGGGTGTTTGTCATAGGCACAGGAGAATTCCAGCTTGCTTGTATCAACCCAAAAATCATTTCTCGGTCAGATAAGGCAATCAAAGCTGATGAAGGTTGCCTCTCTTTTCCTGGATTCTATGTTAAGGTACCTAGACCTGAAGAAATTACGGTTGAATTTACAGATGAAGATGGCAACATTAAAGAAGCAGAGTTGACTGGTCTAACTGCAAGATGTTTCATGCATGAACTGGATCATATGAATGGCATTCGTTTGATAGACCATGCTGGTCCAGTAGCGATACAACAAGCCCGTAGAAAACAAGAGAAGATTCTCAAGAAAGCGATTCGTAGAAAATGACATATAGCTTTGACAAAAATGATGACATAGAAACACAATGGAAAAAATGGCTTGATTCGGGCATCGAATATCACGACATTGATATTGATGTTATTCGCCAAAAAACCATTGATGATTTGACCTATGTCTCAAAGATGGATGTAAAAGAATACACACTATTCCAAAAATGGTGTGAGGTTCAAGACAAGTATCCATCAGTCACGGTAAACGATCTATGGGACGGAGAAAAGAAAGTCCTTGAAGATGAAGGTCAACGGCGTGCTATCGCTGAAGTGAAATCTAACTTTTGGATTCCTAAGGATCCAGAAGATTACTTGAATCTACAACCTGAATTGCTGTATACAAATAAAGATAAAGATTTGCCAGAGTTATGGAATTGTATTCGTACCTTCTCGTCTACGATGAAGAACAACAGCAACATCGGTCGCAATCTAAATTTTGTGGTTCGTGATGCATCAACGAAAAAGTATTTAGGTGTTATCTGTATCTCATCCGACTTCCTTGACCTTACACCAAGAGATAACTACATTGGTTGGGCGAGAGATAAGAAGACACAAGGCGGCATGATTAATCATACAGCAATTGGTTCTACGATTGTACCTTTGCAGCCACTTGGTTTCAATTATGTTGGTGGTAAGTTACTTGCATTGCTGTGTCTTGCTACACCAATACAAGAACTATGGGAAAAATTATATGGTGATAAGCTTGTAGGCATAACCACTACATCACTATATGGTAAGACTAAACTTAATGGTCTATCACAGTATGACAATCTAGACTACTGGCAACCGATGGGGTTTACATCTGGTTCTGTATCGTTTGAACCATTGCAAGAGACTCGGTACATGATCCGAGAATGGCTAAAGAAGAATCATACTCGCAAATATTTTGAGTGGTATGTTGCTAAGAGATCGACTGGTCAACCATACAAGCGTGACCATAAGAATCGTTCGTTGGCGTTTGCATACAGTAAGATGCAGATTCCAAAAGAATTGATTCGTAGTGAACACGCCCGAGGTATCTACTATGCGCCTCTGTATGATAAGACTTGTGAGTTTCTTCGCGGCGATAATGACGGTAAAGATATGAAAAAGTTGTTCGATACGAGTGTTGAACACCTAAGTAATGTATGGAAAGAGAAACACGCTAAGCCTCGGATCAAACAGTTGGTCAAGAAGGGTAGAGTTTCAGGTGATACATTGTTCTATGATGACCTCACCGTTCTAACATGGCAAGAAACGAAAGATAAATATTTGCCGCAAGTAGGTCGATAGTTGTAGTAGAATGTCCTTAATGCGGAGAGTCCGAGACACCCTATCCCAATAGGCAGACAGGTTTAACTCCTGTTATCCGCTCCAAGCCCTTGATTCTAAAGGGTTTTTTCAATGGTTGACAGACCACTTTGTTTGTGCTACAATGGTGGTATATTGTTAATAGGACTTCTCATGTCATTTACTGTTCAATCCAAATCTCAACTTGCCAGACTGATGGCAACAGAGAACCTTACCATTAACCATGTCAAGGCTCAAACTGCAAGTTTTGATCCTATAAAACGTGTTCTGTATCTTCCAATCTGGAAAGATATGTCTGGTGTTATCTATGACCTGCTGACTGGACATGAAGTCGGTCATGCACAATACACTCCTGCCGAAGGTTGGCATTCTGCTGCAACGGACAAAACCAAAAGCCCTAACTACAAAGGCTTTTTGAATGTCGTTGAAGATGCCCGTATCGAGAAAAAAATCCAACGCAAATATCCTGGTCTCCGTATGTCGTTTAAGAATGCATACGCTGAATTGATGAA